GGCTCCGGCTACGGCTACGGCGGCGGCGACGGCGACGGCTACGGAAATTAGGGAGCGTTTATATGGCTAACCTCGACAGCCTCAAGAAGACACTCTGGATTGTCTCAAACACCGATACCATGGCCGGTTGCTACTCAGATGCAATGACCTGCGGTTCGCTTGATGATGCAGCGACGTTTGCAATTGCCCTTCTCGAAGCTGGCAATGGAGACGGCAAGTCATTCGTTGCCATCAAGATTGAAGATGGCGTCCCGTCGATTGTGACCGATGAGGTAAAGGAAGCCGCCGCCACTCTCTATCTCAAAAACGAGCCTGATTATGACATGCTGTTGAAATGGGTTTCAAACACCAATGCAGGCATGGATTACGTTGACGATGCTGAGGAAAGCATAGCCGATTTTGCGGCATACCAGCGCGACGTTTCCAAGACCTTTCACCAATCAATCGCTTGAGGGAATGAAAATGGAAATCGACTTCAAAGCAGCAGCTATTCTTGCGTTCAAGGAAGCATGTCAGGACATGGCATCACTTCTTGCTGTCATTGGCTTGATGCTCATTGTTGCCGCGTATGCGGGGTGATGTGATGGCCAAGTATGATCTTGAGGCGATGGAATATGAGCCGGATAAAAGCAACATATACAGCAAATTCCGCTGGCTAGAAACACCGCAAGGTGGCCAATTCTGGTCACTTCAAGCGCGGGGCCTTACCGACGAAGGCCGCGCCGCCCTCGCAGAAATGCAAGCCCAATGGGAACAAGAACAAGCCGAAAAGGCAAAGCCTGAACCGGATTGGAAAGCGATTGCTGGAAGGTTGGCAGAGGCTTTGAAAAAGGCAAACAAAGCGCTTGAAAATCATCGGCAGATACCGCGCTCAAAGACGGTTTCCGCTTCAATCGGAGAAAATCGTGCCGCCCTCTCCGAATGGGAGCAATACAATGCGTGAGCAGACAGAAGCGCCAAAGGATGCATACGGGGCCGGATACTTTGACCGGCAACTGATCGCCGCAATGGAAGACATGCTGATGTTCCGCAGCTTTGAAGGCTTGCGAGATCGCGTTGCGGAAATCCTGAACGAAATGGCAGACAACAGGAGGAGCCGCAATGGAAACCACTAACCAGAAAATGCGCCATTGGAACGAGTTGAGCCGCGTTCCGTCCGATGCGTTGAAACCGTTTTCACGGGCTGGCGGGTTCAAAGGAACCGCCATCAAGCCGATGTGGACGATCAAGCGCATGACTGAGGTTTTCGGCCCATGCGGCGACGGGTGGGGAATGAATGAACCCACGTTCAATGTTGTCCCGGCTGACAAGGAAACGATGGTCTATTGCACAGTTGGCGTTTGGGTTCAGGATGGCCAGAAACGTTCTGAACTGGTCTATGGCGTTGGCGGCGACAAGGTTCTTGCCATTCGCTCAACCGGCCCGTTCATCGATGATGAAGCCTTCAAGAAGGCATATACTGACGCCTTGACAAACGCCTTGAAACACATTGGCGCTGGTGCGGACGTGCATATGGGCCTTTGGGATGGCAACAAATATGCCGACAATGACAGTGCAGCCCCGGCCAAATCATCCGCTTCGTTGAAACGCGATGGGGAATGGGAAAAGCTGAAGGCGGAACTAGACAATGACTTTGCAGATTGTCATTCGACGGTTTCTCTAGCCAAATTGCGCGCCGACTATCGAGAAAAGGCCCGCGAAAGGAAATGGCCCGCTGCTTGGCTTTCCGCACTCGCAAATGAATTTGACACGATGGAAGCGACCCTGAGCAAGGGTGAATCGCTCATGGCAGGAGAGTGAAGATGGACAAAATTAGGACAATCGCGGCTTATCTTTTGGACCTTTCTTATGAGGAGATGGTTGATTTCGCCATTCACTTGGCGGCGGCCATTGATGACAAAACCCAACTGAAACTTGAAATACAGGACATAGCGGAGTCCCTTTGCCGCGCCGCACATGAAATACAAGACGTGTAAAGGAAAACACGATGGCCTACGAAACGAAAGAGAAAGACACCAGCCTGTTTGCTCCACGTGAGCGCCGGAATGAGAATGCAGCAGACTTTGAAGGCCGCGTTCTCATCAATGGCGAACTGCATTGGGTGAACATGTGGCGCAACAAGACGCGCAACGGCGATGAGTATTTCCGCATCAAATTGAAGCCCGCACAGGCCCGCGCCGATCAGATCAGCCGGGAAGCTGGGTTTGGCGATAAACCGCGTCCTGAGCCTTCTTACGGGCAAGCAAGCAGTGGAGAGTGGAACGGCAAGCCTATAGACGATGATGAAATCCCGTTTTGAGGTGATGCCATGGGATACTTTTCAAACGGAACTGAGGGAATGGCCTATCAAGAGGAGTTTTGCGACAATTGCGCGAACGCCGATAGTGACGGGATGTGCGCGATTTGGGATGCTCACATGCTCTACAACTACTCGCAAAATCAGGAGGTCGAACATGTCCTTGACCTTCTCATTCCTCGCGCCAAAAACGGCTTAGGAAACGAAGAATGCAAGTTTTTCAAGCGGAAGCATCCAGACCTATTTGAGGCCGCATAATGGCTGTCTTTTCGATCAAGGATGAAACAGTCCACGCGGCGTTCAATGCCCTTGAAAGCCATGCACAGCCAGCAGCGGCGGCGAAGGCCATGAGAGAGCGCCGGGAGGATGAAAGAAGGGCGGCGAAGGCTAGGGCCTATTTACAGTCCACAGGGACGGCAGGAGAGCGGGAAGCAAAGTCTGTCATTGACGAGGCATACCAGCAGGCATGTGAGCGCTACTATGCTGCGATTGAAGCCGATGAAGAATACAGGAACGAACGGTCGAAGTGTGAGGCGATCATTGAGGCTTGGCGAACCGTGCAATCGAATTGGCGTGCAATGGGAAAGATTGCAGCATGATGATCCACGTCCGCGCTCACACCCGCAGAAAGCCAATCAACCCAAAGCGTGAAGCAATTCACAATGAACTGGCCATTGAACCTGCATTGCGCATCATGACCAAGGAACTGCAAGACAAGCTGGATGATGAAATGCGGGCACTGGCATTTGAGTTTGAACCGGGGCTTGAGGGCTTTCCGAATGACGGAGGATTGTTGTGAAAATGCAAACTGATAAGCGCGACGCCGAATTGCTTGAGGACATCGCAAGATATTTCGAAATGCTTGCTTCGGACTCAGAAGCCTTCGCAAGGATAGGCAATAAACGAGAAAACCTTACTCGCGCCAAAGTGTGGCGAGAGGCCGCGGAAGACATACGGAATATTGAACTGATATGACCACTCCCATGATCGACAATCCTCTAGGAGGTCGTTCTGTCCAAGAATGGATTGGAAAGACGCCGGATACCAAATGCCCTGACAGGATAAGGGACCGTATATTCCTACGCCACAAAGGCATTTGCCACATCTCAGATGCCAAGATCGGCCCGAAAGACAAATGGGAATTGGAGCACATCAAGGCCCTTCATGCTGGCGGTGAAAACCGGGAAAGCAATTTAGCCCCTGCCCTTGTTGAGCCTCACAAGATCAAGACGGCCAAGGAAAACAAGGACCGCGCCAAGGCAGACAGGATTCGCCGGAAAGCAAATGGCACTTGGCCTAAATCAAAAACTCCACTCCGCTCACGCGGCTTTCCAAAGACAAGGGAGATTGAGAATGTCTGAACTGACACAAGACCAAATCAACGCATGGAAATCCCTCGCCGAGAAGGCGACGAAAGGGCCGTGGGAGGCGGATGCATTCCGTTCACAAGATGTCCATCGGTCATATTGGTGGGTTGGTGTTAAGCACAAGGGCGGGCAAATATCACTCGATGTGACACCAGATAGCGCCCATGAAGCTGCCGAGTGGGCGCTGTTCTATGACCTTCGCCACGCCGACCACGACGCCGCATTTATCGCCGCTTCCCGTGAAGCCGTCCCCGCCCTGATTGCAGAGGTGGAGCAGCTGAATGCGGATAATAACGCGCTCGCCATAGGGCAATGCTTCCACACAGACGGCAAGACCGGCCTAACCTATGACGAGCACGGCAAAGACTGCTGCGCCAAAGATGCGACCATCGCTACCCTCACCGCCCGCGTGGCGGAGTTGGAAGCGGCTAGCGTGTTCGTGTCAACTGGTGTGAAAGATGCGAATGGCGATGTTATCCATCTTGGCGACAGGGTAGTTTGTAAAAATAAAAGTTCAAGAACCAAGAAAGAATACTGGAACCCCGAATATGAAGTCGTGTGGGAAGCCCCCTCTTTCACATTGAAGCACGTGGGCGGAGGACTTGATATTGGCTCTCATAACTTCAACTTGAAGCATGGTGGAGGCAATGGCTTCTTGTTTATTGTGAAACGTGGCCGCGCTTGGCTTGGAGGCAAGCCATGACTGACAAGCAAGCGGCATACCTCGCTGCAATCCGCGCACTGAACAACGCCGCCTATGCAGCCGTAAAAGCAGCAAAAGACACAACTGAAATGCCAATGGTCAACAGGCAAGCGCTGCGGAAAATCGCGGCTATGTCTGATCGACTGGTCGATGCTGGATTGGAGGCAAAGCCATGAATTGCCCAGAACATCTAGTTTTCAAGACTCGGCTCTTTCGTATTTGGCATCATCAAAGAGCTGATGTTCGGCGCGAGTATGTGACTTGGCGCGAGGTCTTTAACCCGTTGCGTTACGAACTGGTATTCGGAGAAGCGCCTGCGTTTCTTGTGATCAATAAAGAGGCTTGGATGCACGTAAAATTTTCAAATTTCATCTTTTCCATCAAGCAGAAATGGAGGAGGCCATGACTGCCGCACCGATACCGGAATGGGCAATCAAGACAGCCGAAGATATAGACCTTTCAGATGTGCATCGCGGCATTAATGTTCATAAGAATATCGCCCGTGCTCTCATTGCCGCCCATGAGCGAGGCAAGGCGGAAGGAGTGGCACAGGAGCGGGAACGGCATAAGAACACTTGGCAGCCGATGGGCGCGGCCCCGAAGGACGGCAAGCACTGCATCCTTTCAGTGCCGGAAAAGGATGGGTTCATCTATTCGGTTCAAGGCGCATTCCAGGACGGTCAATGGAACGCGGTTCACCGTGACAATGTTGCACCTTTGGCGTGGATGCCAAACGTGTTGCTGCCAGACCATTTCAAGCAGAAGCCTGCCGCAGCCATCCGCAAGGAGGGCGAGTAGATGAACCCGCGCGAACCGAACAGCGCGCACTCGTTTACTGAGGGTGCGGACATTTCATCAACGGGGCCAATCATGACCGCCGCCACAAAGCCGGAGGCGGTGAAGGCGTGGGCAATTGTCAAGGGTGACGAGGTTATGGAGGTGCAACTAAGCGAAAAGGCTGCTGAGGACGCAATCCGCGAATGGTTTGGAGAGACACACCGCGTCATCCCCGTCCGCATTGTGCCGGAGGGTGAGTGAATGACGGAGCGCAGAGATTTACCAGTAATCCCGAAATTGCCGGACAATGTGCCGACGCTGCCAAATCAGCCGGTTGCCAAGTGCGGCGAATGTGGACGGCTGATTTACGCAGTCGATGGCTATTGCTGCCTGAATTCACGGTGCCCCGTCCAGACACGGGTGACCTGCTGAAATGACCGCACCACTCGCCTTCACCACAAAGCAGATCGCCGCCATAGCCAAAGGCGCGGTGAAGGGCGGCTGTATTGCTGAGGTCGAGGTCAAGACCGGCGCAACGGTTGTCCGACTTATCCCCAATGCTTATCCACAGGCAGCAAGGCCAATTGAGCCAGAACCGGAGATACGGCTTTGACTAGCCTATGCCCCGAACCCGGAAATTGCCGCTCTACTGCTACCGCGAGAAAAACAGACATGGGAAGTTCGCCTTCTATGTCCGGCGCGATAGGCACGGAACGCGCATTCGATTGCCAGACGACTACGGAAGCGATGCATGGTGGAAGGCATACCATGCGGCCCTTGGCGGAGAAGCAATCCCGGTTCAGAAACCACGTGGCACAAGCCTAGAGGCCATGCTGACACTATACCAGCAAAGCCAAGAATTTACCACTCTGGCCATGCAGACCCGCAAATATCGGTCGGCGCAATTCAGGACAATGATTGTCGCCAATCCAGACGTTGACGCCGCCAAGATCAAGCCGACCGATATTCACCGGGCCATGAGCCGACGAACGCCAGATGCTGCCAACAATTTCCTGAAAGCCATGCGCGGCTTTTTCTCATGGGCTGTCAAACTTGGCTATCTGCCATCCGACCCTAGCGCCGGGATCGCCAAGGCAGCGTCAAAATCTGAAGGCTTCCATTCCATCACAGAACAAGAGGTAGCAACCTATAGGGCCTTCCACAGGCCGGGGACGGTCGCCAGACGCGCCTTTGAGGTTTTTGTGCTGACTGGTGCGAGAAGGGCAGACGCAGCTATCCTAGGGCCTCTACACGTCATTGATGGCATGATCGAGTTTCAGGCGCAGAAGACCAAGGAATGGTGTTATGTCCCGGTCCTGCCTGACATGCAGCCAATCATTGACGAAGCCATGGCCGATGGCCGTGAAACGTTCATTGCCGGGGAGAGTGGCAAACCATATGCAGCCGAATCCCTAGGCAACATGATGCAGCGCTGGTTCGCCGAATGTGGCCTTCCACATTGCTCAGCTCACGGCATTAGGAAGTATGCGGCAACGAACTTTGCGAATCACGGCGTTTCGGCGCATCAGCTTATGGCGATTTTCGGCTGGAAAAAGATTTCCCAAGCTGAGGTCTATACGAAAAAAGTGGACAGAAGGAAGCTGGCAAGGGAGGCAGGCGGCATGGTTTCGCCCCGCACCGCGCCATAAGGTGAGGGGCAGCGCATTGATTTCATTGCGCTTTTTATGGGCCTTGGCGATCCCGGCAGGAATGCAGAAACTGCATTTTAGATAAAGATTTCAATGATATGGTGCGGGGCATAGACCCGAATTGCCACCAGAAACAGTGAATAATCCTTGTTTTGCCCCTAACTTTTCTCTTGCAATGTGTGCGCAATTGTTGCACAGTATAGATGCTAACAGAGGAGATACGGAAATGCATATTTTTCACGTTGCAATGTTAGCTTTTTCAAAGCTGGAATTGACCGCACAGGTGACTGACGACCCGTCAAAACTCAAAGATGCCATGCTTGAAACGGCAAAAATTTTGCGCAACGAATGCGAACGGTCAGCGCCATTGTATGGTGAAATGCGTGGGGCGTTGAAGGCGTTAGAATCCTCCAAATGATCCCCGATGACTTCAAACGCATCCGCCTTGCCGCTGGCCTCTCTCAAGAAAAGCTGGCGGCGATGATCGGGAAAAGCCGACGCATCATCGTCTATTACGAAAACGGCAAGACACCTATTCCGTTTCTTGTTGAGAGGTTCATGCTGGAATTGGAGAGAACTCATGACCATCATTGAGCGCCTAAAGGCTGCGACTGGACCGGATCGGGAGATTGACGCCCGCATCAAGGCTTATCTGGAGCCAGATTTTCGGTTTATGACATTCCCCGGAGATATTAGAGGCAAGCGCCCGGCTGAGTATGAGCCGCTCGCCGCAGTAATTAACAGTGCCGGTGATTGGCAGGCGGAGTTTTGGGGCGATGTTGCCAATATTTGTGACGCTGAAAAGTGGACCTCCTCACTAGACGCGGCCCTTGCATTGGTAGAGCGGATGCTTGGGAAAACATCGGTCTACATGAGCAGCACAGAGGAAGGTGTATTGGGGGAAAGATTCCACCGGGCGGAAATCGGTTCTTTTGGTAGCCAAAGGGCGGCCACTCTTGTTCTTGCCATTCTCTGCGCCCTCTTTACCGCCCTTGAGGCAAAGGAGCGCAAGCCGTGACGAAAAGATACCAGCGCATATATCTTTGGCTGCTAATTTCTTGGGCAAATATCGCCCTTGAGGCAAAGGAGAAGTGATGGAACACTTAGGAACGTCACCGAGCGGAAGATACCGCATGGGAAGATATGGTTATGTTGTGGATGAAGATTGGCGGCCTGAAAAATCAGATAGCCATGGGCTTCTTGCAATATTCGATGCCTCCTTTGGGAGAATGGCCAACCAGCTAGTTGATAGCGCACTTCCTTCAACCCGCGAATATTGGCGCAAGAAATTCTTTGGAGCGACGGATATAGAAGCCGCCGACCCGCGCCCATTTATTGAAGTTTTGGCAAGCCGAACAAAGGACGCCACCCATGCCGACAAATGAAGAGATAGAGGCGCTGGCGATGCGGCTTGACTACTGCAAAATCCGCTTTGCCAGAGAGAGTGAAGCGCAGGCGGCTATTCGACGCAATGTTGCAATAGATGACGCCGCCGCCATGCTCCGGCAGTGGATTGCCGAGCGGGAATGGAAGGATATCAGAACAGCGCCTATGGATGGCACTTGGGTTCAATTGCGTGGAGGGTCCATTGATTACGGGTGGGATGGCAAAACGCAGCCGCCGTATGTGATTGCTCAGTTTATGAACGCGGAATTGCCTGAGAAAGAAGCGTGGATGTTCGCATGGTATGACGGCGGATTTTATGGCGAATATTGCAGCCCTACGCACTGGCGTCCTGCGCCAAAGGAGGCATGAATGACACGCGATGAAGTGATTGAGGTGATGGCGCGGGCCGCTCTGGACAGCATAAACGCAGAGCAGGTTTACATAGGCTCTGGTGACATATCCAATGACATAACCATCGATGGAGATGTTTCTTTTCTGGGCATGGCAACCGCCGTCCTGTCCGTCATTGAAGCCATGCTCTGCGTTTACCCAAAAGGAGGCATGAATGACACAAGAGCAATTGATTTCGTCAACAAGCCAGAAATTAGCAGATATTGTTGACCAATATATCCGAGAAAGCGCGAACCCGCCTGAAACATTTGAAGAAATTATGGACTATACGGTGGCCGCCATTGAAGCCGCTGGCTTTGACATTGTGCCAAAGTCCTCGACCGCAGCATCATGGAAACCGCAGTCGATAGGAACAGCAGATCGGTTTGAAGAAATTAGCAGTAGCCGGATTGTCGCACGCAGCGTTTCGGGTCTTTGAAAATCAGCCCTTCACCGCTGCCATAACCGCGTCCATGACGGCTTTCTTGACCTTGGCCACCTCTGATTCACTCAGATCAGCGGCCCTTGCCAAAACGGCCTCTCTTGGGAATGCAGGGGCCGGAATATCGGCAAAGCGTTCGCCAAGTTTGCCACGCGATTGCAAGAGGCTATATGCCCATTTGAACAAAGCAGCAGCGGCAATGTTTTCCTTGACCTCGCCAGCGGCTCTAGCCTTGGCTTCCATGGCGTCGAGTTCGGCAAGTTGCATCCTTGCCAGTTCCAATTGACGTTCGATTTCAGCGCGGCTTTTCCCGGCGTATGGGTTTTCCATTTTGTGTCCCTCCTACAGGATTGGAGGGTTTAAGCACTGGAAATGGCTTGATGCAAGTATGTTTCAAATATATGGTTTCACGATGGTCGCGCTTCACAACAAAAAACTAACAACGCAGGATGTGTTCCTGGGCATACTTTGGACGGAAAGGCAAGTTATTGAATTCCGACGTGGCGAAGAGATACGCCTAATAAATGAAGGATATTCGCATATCGAAGCCATTTTGATGGCGGCTGAATTGACAAGGAAGCGGCTGCACGCGCAACCTAATTTGCGTGCTCGACAGAACGTTATGCAATCGATCAGACCTGTGAAATATGCGCACAGTCTTTCGTTCTCCGAAGAGGAAATCGATTGGCTTTTGGAAAAACTAGAAGGGGTTAATGACCCAATCGGCGTTGACATTCTAGATAAGATTCGCGCCAAGGCTTGATGCAAGATGGCTTGTGATGTATGGTTATTGAAGTGACGGTGACACGGATGGACGTGCAGCTCACAGCGGCAACGCTGGCATATGAAACGGTTCTCTCCACTGGCTGATCACCAGTTATGCCAGCCGATCAGAGATGCGCCAGCAGGTATCAAGCCCTGCCCGTCACATGAGTTCCGGTGAAAGCCGGTAGCATCTGCGATGATCTGGACGGTGGTATGCGCGGAACCGTTAAAGCATCTGCGGGCACATTAAGAGGCCTACAGGTGAAGCCGTCCAGACACCCACCTCCAAACCACCTTTGCAAGCCATTCCATCAAGGCCCTTTGCCCCGGAATAGGCTTTCCAAACATTCTCAATATGACCAATGCAGCCGCTAGATCAGCAGCAAAGAAGATAGCCGTTCCAACTAGACCATTGCCCATGCCGACCGCCGATTCTGCCAAAAGCAGACAAACAGCGTGAGCGCTTGGACATGTTGCAGAACTGATAAATAGTTCCAAAAATTCATGCGAAGGCCTAGCCTGATTTCAGGCGAGAGTATACCCGCGATTGCAAGCCCGTCCAATGCCAGCATGAGAAAGAAACACAGGCCAACCGTTCTCCCAAAATTGGTTTCACTGTATGCCAGCAGCAGAAGCGCTAGGCCCGTATGGAGCAATGCAAGGGCATGGATTGGATTGTCAAAGACGTGGATGAAATACCTTGCCGCAACGAGATGCACGGCAAGGAAAAGGACAGTGACATGCCATCGCCATTTCGACCCGCCAAACCAGAAAGAAGCGGCAAAAAGCGCAATGACGATGGTCAGGTCTAGCTTGTCAAAAAAGGTCATCGCGTGATGTGCTTAACCGCCCACATAACGGCTTCTTCAATCTTTGTTTTTGCCAAAGACAATTCGCGCGATTGCCCCATTCCGTCCACAAGGTCATGGAATGATAGGCCCATGTCTTTTATTGACGCCATGTTACCCTTTTCAGCGTCTGAAAGGACACGATACGCATGCCGCATCGTGTTATTAATTACCCGGTTATCCGAGGTGTTATCAACGGTAGTCATTTTATGTGCCTTCTTGGTTCACATTGCCGGATGCCGTCCGACGCGGATTTATTTGCCCGTGCGCGGCCTTGGGAACGACGCGGTATTATACGCCGCCAATGCAGCCGAGTGAAGCTGTGCAAGTCTCAGCTTTTCACGGGCGTTTGCTTTCATGGCATCGGACAGATTCTTGCCTGCCTTCGCCGCTGCCGTGGCATCGTAATTGGCCTCGAAAGCCGGGTCCGAAAGCTGGTCGATCTCAGCAAGCAAGACCCCGACTTCCGCCGCTTTGACTTCGGCCTGATTAAGCCGGACAGCGATTTCATGTTCAATTTCGATAGGCGTCATTCTTGTGTTTCCTTTCCATTGGATTCGATTTTCGCAGCGCCGATATTGACGCTTACGTCTGCATGTTCAATTCGCCAGAACACCACTTTCAACAGCGGCTCGACAAGGAATCCGCTCAGGAAACATGCGGCGGCAAACACCCATATTTCATTCAATATCGCCGGAAAGACGACTGTTGACGCAACAATAGCGCACCAGCCAACAATACCAGAAACAACCTTTTGCGTGAAGGTCTTGAGCCGGTAATCCCCATCCGCGACCCATCGGGCTACCCCGCCCGCAACAGCCGCACCGCCTGCATATGCAGCCGCTTTCCCCGATAGCATCACTTCGATTCCTTCCATTTGCAAAGCCTTTCGCCCTTTTCATTCCTGTCTAGGATGCGCCGCGCCGTGTCGGCTGGCAGGGCGTCAATCTGTGATGCTGTCAGATATTCAGGCCGTTCAATCTGGCAGAAGTTGCCGCCTGTGGTTTGGCAAGCGGAAACCATAATCATGAGTGCAAGCGCTAGAGCTTTTGCCATTTTGCCTTGAGCCTTTCCTTTACCTGTTCATCGGAAAGACGGGCGTTGTCCGCCTCAATCGTGCGGGCCGTGTCGGCAGATTTTGCATCCTTGGCAATCTGGTTATCCCGGCCCGCCTTGAATGCAGAGCGATAGGCCGTAAAGGCCGCTGTAAGCGTCACCAGAGCGAGGGCAATGTATTTACCGAGTGCTGAGGTCAGGAAGGCGAGAATGGCGCTCACGTCATTTCACCGGGGGCTGTTCTTTGGCCAGCCCTGTGAAACCATCACGGGCGACGTTCACAAGAATCTTGGCGAGGCCGAGTGCGGACACAATTTTGAGCGCATTCTCAGGGCCGACAAGCGGCATCCAGTCGAGTGTTTCAAGCGCGGGAAGTGCTACAATCGCCACGTTCAGGACGTTGTGCAGCAAGTTGGTGTTGAGCCATTTGGGCATGGGAATTTCCTTTGCTAGTTGGCACTAGTTTTTGCTATACTTTGCGGGTGACGGCGTAGCCGCAAACCGTATGTTGCGGCTTCCGGTTAATTGATAGACGAAGCGCTGGTTAGCTATCAGGCGAAAGCCCCGAACGGCCCGTCGTCACTTTTTGCCAAACACTTTCAGAATGAAGGCGATAATCGCAGCGATTGGGGATTTCCGAACAACTGGCGTTTCCAGCGGCAGAAGTTCCTTGACCAGATCAGCCGCAGGCTTTGCAGGTTCCGGCACTACAGGTGAAAGCAAAAGCGCTCTGGCCAAATCAACGCGCTTCCCGCTTGCCCACAGAACCTTGCCTTGAGGCGTTGCGGGGTAGAGTGTGGCAAACGCTTCCGGGTAAACACCGCTCTTGAACAGGGCCTTCTCGGCCATGCGACGAGGCTTGATTTCAGGCGGGTTCACCCAAGCGTCAAAGCCCTTCGCCGCGCCTTCAAAATCGCCAGAGTTGATCTTTTTGACCAGAGTAGCCTTGCCAATTGCGCCGGTATTGTAGTGGAATGATACCAGAGCGTCGAACTGGTGTTGCGCCAGCGGGACTTTTACTGCCTTGTCTACAGCAGCCTCATACCGGGCAACATCATGCCGAAGCATATCGAACACTTCCCGCATGGTGAGCGTCCCGTTGAACTTGGCAGGGTCAATGCCGCCCGCCGCCGCTGTGTGGCCAACCCCGATTGTCCAGACACCTACGCTGTCCTTGTAGCGTGATTGCACAATACCCTCATGGGCTATTAGCGCCATCAGGCCCTTGTCAGAAAGTTTCATGGCTTCGCGTCCCGTATCAAACGTTTAATCAGGTCAAGTCAGTAACGAATGCGCGCACCGTGCCGCTGGCAAGGTCGATAGTCGCGCCGCCCGCCGGGCATCGGAATTGGTAGCTGACAGTGTTTGCCGCGCTTACCCAAGCCGCTAGCTCAATGCCTTGGAGATTGAGTGAGAACGTTGCCACGACAGCATCGCCGAGTGCCGCGCCGGTAACGGTCATTGTCTGGACCGTATCGACCACACCAGCCGCCAATGACGGCGGGTTATATGTAGCCGAGCCTTCAAGGATTGCCTTGTTGGCATACAATGGCCGTGACACGAATGTTGGTGGTGAATAGGCGAACGTTGCACCTGCCAAGGTAGCCCCGGCAAAAGCGGCGCTGAGATAAACATCCGTCCCATCAATTTTCAGGATTTCATGGACAACAGCCGAGCCGGTCAACGTTACAAACTGTCCCTCACGCAATGAAGGTGTTGCGTCAACGACATTGGCGACCAGCCTTGACCCATTTGTCACATCGCCGGTCACGCTCGTCAATGTTCCATACGATCCCGAAACCGAACACTCCAGACGCTGGACTGACTGCCCGGAGACGGACAGAAGGACGTGCGACCCGATTTTCCAATGACCGGCAGTCGGTGCAGCGGAAACGGTCTGGTTAGTCCACACCGCCGTTGAGCCGGACCTGATCAGCGGGACGCGATTTCTGGCAATGTTGTCGCTGCCAAAGAAATTTGTGTGGGAAATGAACTCCCCGCCGACAGCGGCACCTTCTGACCAGAATCCAGTGTTCAAACTTGTTCCAGACGTGTGGTCATCCGATGGAGCAACCGCAATGCTGTCCATGATGCTGATGTTTTCGAGATAGCGGCCAGCGCCAGCAGTTGCGATTGTGATCGCCGCGTAGGAGCGCCCGGATATGTCAATGAAGCTATTCCCAGCCGCCTTAACCCCGCGAACCCCGTAGATACCCACACATCCGAATTGCGGGCGCGATCCCATGAACGTATTGTCTTTTACCGTAAAGTTGACGCCGTTTTTGCTGCCAACGGCACCGATCAAAAATCCGCCGCGATAAGAGGCGGATTGGATCGGGTTAAGACGTGACGTGTTACCAATTACCTCGACAGCCTTGAGCGCGCCAAGGTTCAGATCATGCGTGATAGTGTTTAGGAAACGGTTGCGGATGAATTTGATGTCATCATCTTGGCTTCCATAGTTTTTGAGTGCGGTCGAGCACGTAAAGCCCATGTAACAAAGTTCAAAGTCATTGTTTTCGACCAGAACTTTTCCGATGTTATCGCCAACCTGAGACGTGTTGAAATAGGTGATCGCTGCCGTGTTGACACTATCGCAATCATAAAATTTGTTGTTGATGATATTGATTTTCCGGCAAATCGAAAACGAATTGTTGGGTTCAATGTCGATTGCGCCGACTGACGATGAAAGAACCGCATTGCCAATTCGGGCAAAGTAGCAATTCTCAACTGTAATGCCGTCGCTATCAATAATTGACAGGCCGTTCCGATTGTCTTTGATAAGGCCGTCATAAACGCAATCTCTGATCACAAAATTGACGTTATGACGCTCGCTGGACGTTCCAACGGCAACACCGGCCATATATGTGCCATCGCCGCGATTGCCTTTGAAATGTACTCTTTCGATAAAGCCGTTGCTGCACCCGGCAAATGTAGAAAGGTGGGTGAATGGCGTGTATCCGAGAATATCAACCGCGCCATAAAGCGTAATATCGCGTATTGACACGCTTTCCAGATTGTCCGCCGCTGCCGTGCCAGCACCTTCAAAATAGAACATGCCGCGTGTTCCGTAAGTGCCATCGGCCTGCACAACGGTTTCAAACATTCCGTCACCTGAGACGTGCCCATAGTTAGGGCCGGTCGCATTGCTGAATTTTACGCCGGGCAGCCCAATGAGATAGGGGCCTGATCCGGGGAAGTGGCAATGGCCAACATGATTCGCCGCTTTTTGAGCCGCCGTTACATTGTCGGTAATCCCGTCACCCAACCCACCGTAGGCGCGAACGTCTCCAAGTTTTGGAGTATGTTCAACATACAGTTTCACGCCACCATCGGTCGCAATATGGTGATCGGACGCACCAGATGCCGCGACAAGATAGACGAAGCCTTCCGAGCGGGTTCGGATATAATCACCAGCATCAATGTTGCTGTATGACAAGCCCGTGTCAGCGAGCAAAAGCGTCACTGTGTTGAAGTCGTATTTGAAGCCTTCAACGCCAGCAGTGGACCCGCCAAGTGTGGCTAGTTGGTCATTCGCGGTGGCGTCATCGACAAGCGCGCGGCCTGCGGCAGTAAAATCAGCCAATGCAGCCGTACCGGAGCCGGTAAAATAGGGCAGCTTGTCGGCGGCGCTTGTCAGGCCAGCAAGAGCCGTTAGTTCGGCGTCTTCGTCCTGTTTTCCATCGGCAAATTCCATCACTTCCGTAAGTGACGCCTCGATATCTTGGAGCGGTGTATTGTGCTGGCTCGCCGCCGAAAGCACACCATCAGACACGAGTGATCCTGCCGGTAAGGCATACGTAGTTCCGGTGAAAGGCATTAGCCTATCCTTTTCAGTATTTGATGCAGCAGAGGAACGCGAGGTTGCGCGGGCGGTTTTCAGTTCCGCTGTTGTTGTTGATGACCAGCGTGTGGGTGTGGTCAGGGGCCGTATCGGTCTCACCGTTGTAGGTAGAGCCGGAGCCGTCGCGGTATTTGGTGACATCGCCAGAGCCGCCGCCGCCCTGAATGCCATGGCTATGTGCACCAGCAGCAGAGGCCGTGCCGGTGTGGTTATGCGGGCCGATCATTTCAGTTTGAGCGGACCCAAGGGCGCGGCTTACATCGACAGAAGCGCGACCATTGGACAGGCTTCGGATGAACTCGCCTCTGGCGTCAGGGAGAGGAAGACGTTTGTTCGCAGCAAAGTCAGCAGCAGCAGATGCGCCGCGGGTTGTGGCAATGCCGCTGCTTGTTTGGATTGGTGAAACGGTGTTGGACGTGTTGTCCCAAATGACAGCAAAGAGTTGGCTTGCGTCTGCGCTGGCTAGTGCTGTTGCCCCGGATGACGCGGAGCCAATCGTTCGCCCGTCAAGTTCCAGATAGCCGGTAGGAGGCGATAATAGCAGGAACCAATAGACCGATCCGACAGGCGCGGCGTCATTCTTGGCAGCGCCGATGTTTGTTCGCGCCTGAGCCTTTTCCGTATCGCTGAAAGATTGGCTGGTAACTGCGCTCACGTATGATGTGAAAGCTGTGCTTGTGGTAAGTGCGCCAAGGTCCGAAGCGGTAGGGGAAAGGGAGACAGGCCAAGCCGTATTGAACAGGCTATAGACATCCGTCATAATCGTGTTGAATTTTGTTGACGAAATGGCTGTGCCGGAAACCGCTGATGTGTCAGAAGGCTGAGAGGCAACGCCCAAACCTGAACGAGGCATTGGCAAATCTCCATGAGTGATTATCCCCGCAAGCTGACCGCCGCAGAGTGGATCGCATTAACGATTGTTGTGACTGGCCTTTATGCGGCCAAGCATGGTTGGTTTAGTTAGCGGGAAGTGATGCCAAACCGCCGCCGAGCAAGAGCTTGGCGATCATGTCTTTCTTGGCTTCGAGAGCCTTTTGAGCGGCGTTCTTCGGCGCTTGGATCGCGGCGGCATTGCCACCCGATGCGATAAGACGCTCAAGGGCTTTGACGTTCGATTGCGTCATGCCCTCGGAAATTTTCTTTGTCACCATGCCAGCAGCCGCGAGCGGTAATGTCGCGCCACTGGTCGCACCTGCGGCAAGCAATTGTATGGCCATCATCAAGCCGTTGCCCTGCGGAGATAGTTTCCCGGCAAGGCGCATGGCATTTTGCGCGGGAGAGCCAAGGACGGCCTTTTTTAGCGCGGCAATTTCATCCGCAGACATACCACGCGTGTTTTTTGGGTTGGTCAACATGGTCTTGAGTTGCTGGCGCGTTGCGTTTTCGATGTTCCCGCCTGAGCCTGAGGAGCCTGCATTCAACCCTGCCTTATCAAGAAGATCATTGACCTTCTCCAACTTGGCAGACCGCCCGTAAAGGTCGCGGGCTTCCTTGATTGCGGAAGCGGCGCTTGTCGCGTCCCCTGCAAGAACATCACCGGCTTGAGGGTTTTGAACAAGTTCATCAATGGCGTCCGTCACTTTTGCAGTGAGGGCGTTGTTTGACTTGTTCATCGGCTGGAAGGCGTTACCCGCAACTTTGCGCGCTGTGTCCAACCCTTTGAGGGTGACGTTATCGCTGCCAAGCCGGTCAAGTTCATTCAGCGCGATTTTTGCACCAGACTGCAATTCAGGATGATAGCCAAAGTCAGCGAATTGGCCTTTCAGGTCATTGGTGACGCGCTGTATTGCTTGCGGGGTATAGATAACCCCTGCATCATCGGCGCGCTTGTATGCCGCCTGTGCGGCCTGTTTAAGCCCTTCTGCATCCATTGCAGCGGGGGCTTTGTTAAACATGCCAAGGGCTTTTGAACCAAGTGCAGAAATGGCCTGTCCAGCAGCAGGGGCAGCAACACCCAAACCGGCGGCAAGCCCCGCATTCTGGCCAAAGTCATTTCCCTGCCCTACGTTCATGGCTTCATTGATTGCAAGACTGTCAACGCCGCTCGCAAGCATCTTAGCAAGCAGCTTTTTGCCACCTTGCATACCAGCCGGAATAAAGCGCTCTGCGGTCACGCCAGCGCCTTGCAGTTTGCCAAGCCCCACAACCATGCCGCCGATTTCTGCCGCCGTGCCTGCCCCGCCTGCCCTGTTGCGGGCGCGTTGGTCGGAATCATTCATGGCCTGTAGTTCTTCGGAGTATGTCTTGTCGGTAAATGGGGCGCGAACCGCTGCCGCCCCTGCATTGACAAGCCCGCCCGTAAGCCCTGAAACGCCAAGCTGCGCAATGTCGGACGCTGCCACAAGCGGCTTTTGCCAACTGGGAAGTGCATCATAGGCCATGCGGTCGCCAGTTGTAGGGTCTGCCTTTTGCGTCAATGCCGACAGTTGTGCATTGGCATCCTGCATTTGTGGCGATTGGGCTTGCTGAGGTGCGCCTATGTGCTGTTGCAGCGCCTTTAGAGCGCCCTCAGCATTTTCACCTGTAACCTTATACTTCTTGCCATCCGGGCCGGTGATTTGGAAAGTTGCCATCAATCCACCTGCTCAATCTGGTAGCCATCGATAATGACGGGTTCCTTTTTCTTACGCGGGTTCGACCGTGGAGTAAGAATGATGTTGCTTGGATCAAGCCCATTGCGCTTCGCAGTTTCCGAATACTGGTCGGCCAAACTCTGGAATGTCTGGTCCTGTTCCGCGTAAAGCTGGTTTGAGCGATTGACAAAATCGGCGCGCTGTTCTGGCGTCAGTTTTTGCCCTTCCCAAACGCCCTTGAGCTTTTCAGGGTCAAGGCCGTAGCGGGTCAGCAAGGGAGCGGCGTTCGAGGCCGTGGCAAATTCGCTTTCTCGAACAACAGAACCCGGATCAAGCATTTTCATGTAGTTGAAAATCAGGGACAGATCGCCCGCAGGTGTCGGGTTTTCTGCGCTTGCCTGAATGCGGTTGTAGCTATCACGGACGGACCTGAAATCCTTGGTTTGCGCGTCGAATTCCTTGCGCATATCCATTTCAAGATTTGTGTCCCGATACCCTGGAATGCGGGTCATGGACTTGCCGTCCGCGTTCATCTGATAGCCAGCAGGAGCATTCTGCTGTTTGGAAGGGCTGTCTCCAAGTTCCCGGACGGTTTCACCCGTTGCTTTGTTCACAAGAACGCGCTTGCCGTTCACATCCGTAATTTCAGTGGTCACGTCAGCAGGCGGCGCATAGGCTTCCTTGACCGTCCCGTCAGGCATGATCTGGACAAGCCTGCCGCCAACATTCTCCATTTTTGGCTTTGGATTTTGCATCTGCTGCAATTCCATCTGCGCTTTCTGCATCTGCAACTGGTTCAACTGTTGCTCTTGCTGATAGGCAGGGTCTTGCTTTTGCATTTCCGATTGGATGCGCTGCAAGGCGAATTGCTTCGTTGTGTCATCAAGCCATGGGTTCTGAATGGCCTGCATGAGCGTCGGGAGGTCAATACCGCCAGTTTGCGGGGACTGTGGAGCGGCCTGAGCGGCCTGGACGGCCTGAGGGGCGGGTGACGGCTGTTGCGCTTGTGTGGGCGCGCCAGAGGCCATTGCATTGACGGCCTGCACTGCTGGCTTTGTCTGTGCCATGCCGATTGATGGATCGAGCGAGGCGACTTGAACGCCTGCATCATTTCCGGCAAGCATGTTGGCAATCTGCTGCGCTTTGGTAATGCGGCTTCCCATATGAGGGATACCGGGGCGCAAGAATTTTGAAGACACGATCTGCGCAGCCTGTGCCGGATCATTGACGCCCTGCAAAGCCTTGATGACCGCACCTTCTGGTGTGCTGGTCAATTCATGCTTGAGAAAGCCGTAGTTCGCCTCTGGCGATGCCGGATCAAGACCGTTCTGGCCAGCCCATGCCTCGAATTGACGGCGGCGTGGCCCGGTCCATTGCGCCCAACCGAACCCGCCGCGTGATCCCTTCACCAGTGGGTTGATCTCCTGCAAGGTTTTGAAATCGCCGCTTTCGTGCGCAAGGTTGCCAGCGAAGCCAGCCGCCGCGCCAGCCGAAAGGCCGAAGTCCTGTTGCAGTCGCTTTGCCACGTCAACGCCTGTGGCGCTGATAGGAGAAACGCTCGCCTGCTCCGGGGCCGAAGCGGCAGAAGCGGGCTTGCCGCCAAGCAGTGACGCCATGATGCTTGACCGAGCCTGTGAGCCGCTTTCCATCCCAGTCTTTTCGACTTTATCCAGCCGATTGTTCTGGATGCCGCCTGCAATGCCCGCAAGCATATCGCCAATGCCCGCGCCAATTGTCGTCGGGCGGCTATTGGCCAGCATGTCTTGAATCATGGCGCGCTTGCGCTTGATCTGATCCGGCGTTGCGCTTGCGTCGATCTGGAACAGGCCTTGAGAAAATGCAGCCATGTTAAGCTCCCAAGCTAAGGGCTTTGGAATAGTTCACGCGCTTGAAGCCATCAGAGCCGGTCACAACAGCGTCCGGCACTTTCTTTTCGACTTCCTGAGCCATGAGGCCAAGCTGCATCGGCCCGCCGCTCTTGTAGCGGTATTCATAGACATTCTGGCCTTTGACCGTGCCAACATGCTTGATGTCTGTCTTGGCGCGCCGATCCGAAAGGCTGAAAATCTTGCCCAAACCCCCGAACAGCCCGCCAATGCTGCCGTTGATTTGAGCGGCACGGTTGGCCATCTGCTGGTCATAGTTGGCAATGATGCTGCCGTTGTCCGTAATCGGAATGTTCGTCCCCTGATACCCGCCCGTCATGAAATTGGGCTGCGATACCTGCCCGCCATTCAACAGTGCTGAAATCTGGTTGATACGCTGGTTGTCTTCTGTCAGGAGTTCGTTTGAGGCCTGTCCCCTCGCCTGCAACAGCAATTGGTTTTTGCGGTCATTGACGCCACGGTCAAAGTTGCCCATTTCGGCGTTATAGGCAGCAGAGCCAGCCTTGATCCCTTGATTGGCCAAGCGCGACCGCAATGCCTCACTCGCAGCCGCATTGTCTTCATTCATGCGGGCCGAGCCAAGTTGATAGATACGCTTTTCAACGGCGTCATTGCCGAGAGCAAAATTGCCGGTAAGCTGCTTGCCAAGCGTTCCTGATAGGTTGTTGCCAAGCGCCGACAGGTTGAGGCTAGCCGCGTCCTGCTGGTCCTTGATGGCTTTTTGCGCATCCGAAAGCGTCGTGGTCGTGGTAAAGCGCGGGACAGTATAGGTCTGTTTGGTATATGGGTCCGTCCACGTAAACGAGCCGGTCTGGTCAACCGTTTTCGTGCCGTCCGCCGTGATTTCATTCGGGTTGTTCAAAAACGCATTGGCAATCGACGTGGAGACATTCGTTCCCGTTGATGCCGCAGACGTTTCCTTGGCGGGTGTTGGCTTAGGCTTGCTCATCGGCTTTTACCTTATGAAAACCGTTGGCCTTCCAATCATCGTCGGAAAGCACATAGACAGATTCGATTTTATCCCTGCCCCGAAGGCGCGGAATGTCGTAACGCTTGAACCCGTAAGCTGGGAAAATCCCATGCAAGCTCATGTTTTCGGAGTCGCCTCGAGCTGCGACAGCCTGACACCCAAGACGCAGGAACGGGTATTCAAACATTTCTTTCAGAACACGGCGGGTAAGCCATCGCTTGGAATCAGAGGCCGCCGAAATCTCGATAACGCCGGTTTCATCATCCCAATTGTTGAAAATGACCGCCGCGATAACCACACCATCATTGCAAATGGCCATGGCGCGGCCTTCGCCAAACCCGCGAAATCGCCCCCATATTCTTTCCGAAACAAACCGCTCCAAGGCTTCGTAAAAGGCTGGCTCGTCATCATGGCCAGCCCACACAATGCTAAACGACAACGCCGCCGCTTTCGTATGTCAGGTCGATTGAAACCAATTCAGCGTCAGGGACAACCGTCCCGCCGCAAGTCACTTGGACCATGGGAGAGACTGCATATCCGGTCTTCCCAATGGATACCCATTTGGACTTGATGGATGTTGCGGCTTCAGTATCCCATAGCGCATCATCCCAAGTCCCAACATCCCAAACGCCAGCGCTGCCATTATCAGGAGCCGCGTCAGGTGCGGCTGGCCATGTCAGAACATACCCGGTCGAAAACGACACCTTGTCATTGAAGGGCTGACCGTAGGTCCACGTAGCGCGGGCTTGGTGCAATTGCTTGATGTTTGCCGCGCCGTTGAGCGTTTCAAACATTCCAGCCGAACGGCAGACGTATGAATGGCCATCATCATTGCCGCCAACCTCCGCCTGCATGACCTTGCCGTCAGCAGTTCCGAAATAGGCATAGCCATTGAAGAGGCCGACGCATTGCACGTCCCAATTGGAATACTTCGTCCATGATCCCGTTTCCAAATTGATGACGTAGCAATAAGGTTCTTGCGTCAGGATGTTGCCCTCACCGCCGCCCCAAATGAACGAACCCCAATATCCTTCGCCCCAATCGCTTTCGATTGGTGTAGTTGTATAGGCAGCCGGGGCCGAAATGATGGCCATGTTCTTCTCTGGCCATTTGACAATGCCCCAAGGACGCGCTGAGCGAGAAAACGCATCGCGCTTCCATACCGGCTCGATCTTGCGCGATACCGCCGCCAATGACAGCGCAGCAGGGTCTTTGTTGATGGCCTCTGATAGCGGGATTAGCCCGTCAACGCAGGCAATGAGCAAATCGCCGCCTGCCTGCATGGTCCCGTTTTTGCCCATGGGCTTTGAAATGTCATAACGGCCAACAAGTGACCAATCATTTGCATCGCCGGGGTTTGACCCTTGATAGATCGCCGCTTCACCATTGGTCGAAATGAACACGCACTTGTCATCAAGGCCGTCACCAGCATCGAGAGACCATGTAGCGCCGAACAGCAATGAACCACCGCGCCGGAAAACACCGTCCAAAGTAAATTCACTAGCCGCGCCGCCGATGGAATCCACCGGCATGTATACAGCCGTTTTGGTCCCCGACTTGACGTAGAAAATCCGGTTTTTGAAGGACCACACATGCGAAAATGTAGATGTGACAGCGCCGGTTATCGCCGGGATTGTCTCAACGCCTGTCGGGATGTTTGAAGTTGCCGACCCAGTTGAGGAATCCGTGATGATTTCATTGTCAACGAAAGTCCCGACAACGGTCTTGACCCGAAGTGTCCCTGTCGTGCCATTGTCTGTAACCGAAACGATAACCGCAGTTGCTCCGGACGTCCCGCCTGTGATGTTCAGGCCAACCGTGTAATTGGCGGTTTGTGCATCAAAAGCAATCTTGGTGGTTGCGTCGTCCAGAATGTCGAAGGCTGTTCCATTATAGGTCAGAGCCTTGTCAGTTCCGTTGACTGCAATCATGTAGTCGCCGCCCGCCGTGGCAAACTGCACGAACGAATAATCGTTACTCGTGCGGCCTGTTACCAGCGGGACAGGCGGGATATAGGCGTCTGTCGGGGCCGAAACGTCATAAAGAAAACCATTGGCCGCAGCGAACAGCTTTTCAGCAGCGCCCGAACGATACGTCAGTAGGCTTTCCACAATGCCAGCGCCAATAGTGGCATGACGCAAAGAACCGCCTCTCAACCGCGCTCCATTGCGGGTAGGGAAAAAGTTCTCAAGAACCAGCGCCCCGCCCGGATTGGCCATGGCAAGGCTTTCATTCGCCACCCATCCAAGCACAGGAGCCGGGATGGTATGCGTCCGCATTTTCTGCTGTTGCTGCTGCGAAACAGGAGTGCGCTGGAGCCTTGCGGTTCGCATCATGGGATAATTGCCATCGGGTAAGCCGTTGTCACGTTGGAAGGCGTTTTGCGCCGCCCTACGGTCAGCATTTTCGATCCTTTGTCGCGCCCAATCAGCTTGGCCTTGCGCTCTTCAAAGTTGGCCATATCCTCAGCATATTGCTGGCCCTTGTTGGCCTTCCATTGCCAGATAATGCCAAGTTTCAGGAGCGTTTCATCAAGCCGGAACGTGTCAGTATCCGCCGTGAAACTCGTCTTGTTGTCGCCCGTCGCCGGGGCTACGCAGAGGGTTGACTGGTAAAAGAACTTTGCCGTCTCCCCGGTCGGGATAGCTGGCTTGATGTGGATTTCGTTACCAAAGATGATCCACGCATTGATGACAAAATCAAACGCCTGAACTTCAAGCCCTAGCCATTCGTTTACGTCAGAAATGCGCGAAAATGGCGTAATCAGCGTGGAAGACCAGACTTGCGCGCCTTCGGTCATATGCCCATAATCTGACGGGAGACTGAAAGCCTCAGATGCCCCGTCGCCGGAAATGGTGTGGACCCGGCTGAGTTCCTGCCAGTCATAAGCGGTTGCGATCCTTCCCGCCATTTCATTCGCAAGCGCTACCATTTCGACATGCTCGCGGTTTGTGGACGCCGCCACAACGCTTGGAACATCCATGCCGATAACGGTGGCTGCGGATTGGATAACGGAAAGGATCGTCATTTACTGCCTCATGCCGCCGCTTTGGCGTTGTCTTCCGCAACGATTTCATCGGCCATGCCGACAAGCGTTGCATGGGACGGATTGCCACGCGGACGGGAGCCGCGACGGTCTTCAATGAATGCCTTGATGTCGTCGTCCTGCCATTCGGCAAAGGGCGAATTGGACACCTGAGCCGGCTCTTTGAACGGAACTGGCTTTTTCTGCATCAGTTCGGCCATTTGACGCTGCATGGCTTCAATCTGCTCTTTCATGGCCGCGTTTTCACCAGCAAGCCGCGTCACATCAGCAGAGCCGGATGCCTTGGCAATGAAGGCAATCGCCTTGTCCTTGAGCGCCCTGCCCCCCATGCCAAGACGGGCAAGAGCAGCGCCGTCCAATTCTGCAAGAGCTTCAAGCGTATGAATGTTGAGCGCCGCAAGTTCCTTGCGGTTGGCTTCTGTCAGGAATGGCGCTTCCTTGATCGGTGTGCCGCCGCCAATATAGGCAAGCCCAGCCTTGAATGCCTCATAATGCTTCGGAAAGCGCTGCGCATAGGTCAGAGGCTTGTTTGTCATTTCATCGCGGACAGTGCCCGCCATATGTGCAGGGGCCACGAGAACATTCTTCTGATCGCCAGCAAACCGGATACGGACAAATTCCTTGTCCTCGAAAATCGGGCGTCCTTCCTTGGCGCTGAGCGAAGGATTTTCAATCGCGTCCGTGAAGAACTCAACGAACAAATGGGGTTTTTCATCAGCCATCTTGGCGTTTTCCTTGTCTGAGAAGGTGCGGTTAAAGGGAAAGGGGCGAGTTTCCCCGCCCCTCCATTCGTCAAGCTGCCGTCGCGTCGTCCATGTACGGACGCTGGATTTCAAATTCAGCCAGACCGGTTGAAGGCGTCCCAAGGGCGGATGCGCCAAGAGCCAGTTTCACGCGGTCACCGGCAACAACAGCATCATCGACGCTGCCAGCCGTTGCAGTCGCGTAGACAAGGGCGTTGTCCACGTACCCCGCGAGGGCCTTGCCGATTGCCTTGCCGCTGATCTGATACCAACCATACTGGCTGGCAACATTTGCCGACATGGCAACCGCGACCGGACCGATGGCGTTTGCTGCCAGAAGCGTGGTCGAATTGTCGTCGGCATTGTAGGTGACCCATGTCCCAACGGCGGTAGACGACGCGCCCTTGAGATAGATGAATTCACCGAAGCCATAGGTCGGGTCTTTGGCCTTGACGATAAGCCCAAGTTCCGCCTTGGCAGTCGTGGACGTATCGGCGATAGCCTGCCCGATAAGGCTGTTTTCGCAGATGGTGTAAGCCATTTCAGTTCTCCTTACGGTGCGCTGTCATAGAGCTTCGCGGTATGCAGCGGGTTGTTCAGCGTAAGGTTCCCGAAGAAGCCGATATGCTGCACCATTGCATCCTGATTGATCGGAGACTGCTTGCCGCCGAACTTCACGAAGTTGCGATCAGGGTGATAGCGGAAACGAAGCGCCGCCGTGTCGATGAAGTAGGACGTATTGGACGGCATTGCCGAGCCGATGCCACCCTCAAGAACCACGTCAACAGACTTGCCATTGCCGTAGTATTTCAGCGCAGTGAAGCCGACGCCTCCGAGGCCGGTTTCGTCATTGATGCGCTGAATTGCCGTGGTCGCTGCCGTGTAAGCAAGATAGTGTTCCTGCGAGCAGACAATGACATTCGGGCCTTTCGTGCCGCGCGAATGAGCGATCATGACCTGATCGAAGATCGGCTTGACCGAAGTCGAGTTCACCGCCGTATAGCCGGAGAAATACGAATTCGCATCATATGCGCCGGTCCGCCAAATGGCATTGGCTGAGCGATCAATGCCGCCGTAAGTGCCGGAACTTGGCGTGGTCGGGATTGCCATCTGCAAGCCGCCGATCTGGTTTGACGCAGTGCCGTCCGAATGGATGTCTTCAACAAAGCGGTCAACCAGTTCGGTTTCTGCCGCCATGATGTGTTCTTCCATGATATCCTTGAGCTGGTTTGAACCAGAGTTCTTGAGGATATCCTCACCCGAAAGCGTGACCGACACAGCGGCGAGCTTCGGCGTGAATTCGGCGTCATTGAACAGTTCAGCCGGGGACGGGTTGAGGTAACCATATCCCGAATAGCGGGTGTAGGTTCCAGATTCGTTGTAGAGCAGGCGCTCACGAATCGTCGGGCCGGAAAATTCCTTGAACTGGCCCTTCTTTTTCATGAGATAGAGAATGGCGTTGGAGTTCGACACAAGGTCAGCATAACCTTTGGAGCGATCCTCAAGCGCCAGCGAAAACGCTTCTTGCAAGCGTTCGTTGGTGTTCAGTGCCATGATATGGCCTCCTGATTAGGGTTGCTTGGAATACCCGCGTCACAGCCCCAAACGCGCAAAGGCGTTATCGACAGCATTGCGGGCAGAGGAAGGCGGCATTCGGTTTGCCGGGTTTGAGCCGGAAGCGGGTGCGCCTGTTACGGAAAGGGACGCCTTGCGGGTTTGAGCCGTTACGTCCGGCTTTGGCTGTGGCGCTGGTGCGGCTGGCGCAGGGTTGAGCCTGTCCGCCATGGCGTAAGCGTCTGCCAAATCGTTTGCGAGGCCAGCGGTCATGAGCTTGGACATGCTCTGACGCAGTTCCTCAAAGCGCGGCTTATCCGCCGCGAACTGGTTCAGTTCGGCTTGGAGTGCCGAAATATTCTGCTGTTCAATCGTGCTTGAAACGCTGCCGATCTGCTGACGCATGGCGTTCAGTTCGTTGCGCAACTCTCGAATGATCGTGTCTTGGGCCGAAGCCGTCTGATCGGCGGTCTGCCCCATGACTTGAGCCGCATAATCTCGCGGATTAATGCCGACATAATCGAAAATCTTCTGAATGCCTGCAATCGGGTCTTGTTGCAGGGACATTTCAAGATTGACGTAATTGGACATGGCCTGATGAATGGGGACGCCTGCCTGAGCCGCCAAATCTTCATACGGCTTCAAAGGCTCCCATTTGGCCTGATACTCTGACAGGCCTTTTTCCATTTCGGCGAATGCGCGCTTGATTTCGGCCTTTACCGGCGCGGGAGTCTTGTCCCATTCTGCCTTTGCATCCGGGGAGAAACGGCTGGGAGCGTCAACCGCTGGCGTTTCCGCCTGAACAGTGGTTTGCTCAACCGGGTCGGTCAACGCCTCTTGAGCGGCTTCCTTCGCCTTGAAACGCCCGTTTTCGTCGCGGTCTGCGCTGGCCTGTTCCACTTCGCCGGTTGGCTTGGCTTGGTCGGCTGGTGCATCGGCAAAAGCCGCCTCAAAAGCACGGTCAATAGACCCGCGTGGCGATTCCTCATGCGAGATTTCGGGCGCAGCAGTTTCCACCGCCGCCGTTGAAGCGTCGTTCAAGTTTTCCATGTTTATACCTGTCTGAGAGGTTGCTAAGCGCCTAATCCGGCGCGGGAGAAGGCTTTCGATACAGTTTCCTTGACCGCCTTCCGGTCAGGTTTCGGTCTTGCCCTTGGCTTTGGCTGCGTCACAGATGCATCATTGCCAATTTCGACAACACCAGCCGCTTTGTAAGTCGCCCGGAGCGACGACTTGCTGTCATACATCTTGCCATCAAGCATGGACTGGACAGGCTGCATTGTGTCGCCAATCACCATGGGGCTTGTGAGGTTGGAACGCTTGCCTTGCGGGCGCTGGTATTCATCTGCCGGGACCAAAGCCTGTTTGCTTTCATCCCAAATCCACCGCCCTCTAATCACGCTGCGAACAGAAGCATAATCGCGGCCTCTTCCTCTTCATCGTTCAACTGCTTGATGTATTCAGCCAAAAGCGCTTCGATTCGCGCTGCGCTGGCATCAATCCCGGACATGTCGGCTTCATACCGAACCGCCCGAATGATCTCTCTTTTGACTTCCGGCGTTACATCGTTGGCATCATCAATATCCGGCGCGTCCATGAACGCCCGTTCAATGATTACCTTGAGTTCGTTATCCCATGCTTCGCGCTTGGCTTGATGTGCCTTGCGCCTGCTTCCATCACCGCCTGAATCAATGATGACAATTGGCGGGATCACGCTTTGTTGCGCCGCTCTCCTAAGCAGCAGAGACATGGGTCATTCCCAACCAAACATCGGCGTATAGGTGAAGTTGATCACCTGAGAGGCGGTTGCTGTGCCGTTCAGGAACTTGCCAACCAAGGCAATGAATTCGCCGGGATTGACGAAAATCGGAGCATCACCGAAATCAATGTCAATCGGTCCCTTGTCCGGCGAGGAACCTACAGCAGCGCCAACCGGCCAATTCATGAAGCCAAGGGCCACACGGCGCGGCGCTTTTGTCGTTGCAGCCTCAGCGGTGGCCAAGGAAACCGCATTGTGCCCAAATGCCAAGCAGAACTGGATTGTCGTTGGCGTTGTGGCAACCGCAGCGCCCATGTTGACCGCATCGATACGAATGCCACGCAGGATAAGCCGCCTGCCTTGAACGTTTGCCGTGCCAGCCGGAACCTGATAGCTGGACCAAATGCCATCCGTTGCAGCCGCCGCCGCCGCCGTGACCGCGCCTTGCCCACCAAGGCCGCCGGGCAAGTTGGCAGTCAGTGCCGTATTGGAAGGCGCGGCAGCAGTCGGGTTTGTCGAGTTCACATAGGTCGCCAGAGAACCCATGGTTCCGCCTGACAGGCCCTGATAGGAGCCATAGACACGCTGGCCTAGAATGGAGGCCGTCTGTGCAATGTTCGGCCCGCCGACCGATACTGTGTAGTCGTTTAGCACAAACGATAGAGCGGCCCCGGCAGCACCACCGACAATCGCATGACGCAGCGCAAATGGCAGGGATGCCGACATGCACGGCTGCCCTTGGCCGGAAGGCGTGTCCAGAGAGGCATAAAGGACGCCATCAATCCAGAATTCAACTTCGCGTTCATGCATCGCAATGATGAACTGGTATTTGCGATTATTGACATAGGTAAAGTCAAAGACAGAGGTTGGCGTTTCCGTGCCGTTTGAGTTGATAACCCCAAGCATCCCAGCAGAGGTCAGGCGGAAGTGCACACCATCACCCGGCGCAAATGGGTTTGTCGTGGCCGGGCGGGAAAGACCGAAGTCAATGATGGTATTTGTTGTCGGCGCAGCCGTGAAAGACCCTTCAATCTCGCAATACAGTTGAGACGCGCCGAGGATAGGAAATTCCGCATAGGTGACAAACGAGCCGCCCGTTGTGGTAGTCGTGATGTTGCCGCTGTTTGTGGTCAGACCGGCAGCAGACCATGCAAAAGCCATGGTCGTGTTGCGGTAAATGTGCTTCCCGGTATTTTGAGCAGTGTAGTTGAATGTCTCACAATCAAAGATTGCCTCATGGGCAATACGAAAGCGGCTGTCATCATCCGTTTCCGGGGCTTGCAGATAGCGCGCCCCGGTTTTGCTGCCAGTGTCGTTTTCCGAGAATATCGCCATAGCAGCGACATCGGCGGGCACATCACCAGTCGGGATTTTCACAAGCAGTTGATTTGAGGAATTTACCTCAGCAACATTCCCGCTTGTGTTGCCCTCAATACGAAAACCAGCCATTTAATCGCTCCAAACATACCGGCATTTCACATCGCCGGTAATCCTCATTTCGGACGCGGCCACAAGCGTAAAGCCAACCCCGGCAATCACGTTTTCCGCTGCTAAACTTACCTTCAAAGGCAGGATACGCGCATGTTCATAAGCATTATGGTCATTTGTGTTGTCACCCATGAACCATGCTTCAACATATGCGCCGGAAGGAATGTCGCCCTGCCCGGTGATCACAGTTTCGACAATGTTTGTCCCCGGCGCTTCCCCAAAAGACAGAACCGCCTCCCCAACACCTGATGCCATCAGTTCACCGTTTCAAACTGCATTGCATAGGAACCGTCCGGCTGCTTTTTGACCGAACGTGGCGATGTTTGAGCCTTCGCTAGAGCGGTCATGCCCTGAACGATTGCCTGCGTCTGTTGCATCATCATTTGCATCATGGCCATTTGCGCTTCACGCGACGATTTCATTTCGTCCATGATCGCTTGGAATTGCTTGCGGTCGTCCTCGAACGAGTAGTCAGGCGGCAATCCAGCATCGATCATCTTGCCGTTCAGTTCGCCTTGGCGCTGTGCCGACTTGAATTCGCGATCCTTGGCGCGGTCTTCTTGATCCATCTTCTGGCGTTCACGGTCAGCCAGATTGCGGGCGAATTCAGTGGCAAATTTCAGCTTCTCTGTATCAGCGCGCATGGCATATTCTTGCCGCTTGGCCTCCATTTCCATGGATTTCATGTCCATGTTGGCCTTGTGCTCTGCCTGCTTGAGTTCGCCTTCCTGCTGCCGTGCCTCAGCGTCTGCTTTGGCCTTGATTTCCTCTGGCGATGGGCCTTTCGGCTTTTGAGACATGGCCTTGATCTGCTCAGACAGCGTATCAATAGCGCCGTCCAGTTCGCGCCCCGCCCTGAACGGCGCAACAACGAACTTGAGCGTTTCAGCGACGAATGGGCCGCTTTCGGGGAAACCCTGCAACATGGGCGCTGCTTGGCCAAGGAACCCGCCCAAGGCCGTCATGAACTCAGAACGCATCTGCTTTTCAGCATTTTCGTCCGGCTGGATTGTCGAGTCCGTCTCAATGTCCAACACAAACGGGCGCATGCGCTGTTCGCGGAACAAGGCAACGATCTTGTCAATCGTTACTGTTTGCTCAAGTTGCTGCACTTGCTGTTGAACCTGCTGCTTAAGCTGGGTTGCCTGTTCAGGGTTTTCCTGCGCCATCTGCATCATCTGCGGATTTTGCGTGGCCTGTTCAACCTGCATCATCAACTGTTGGATTTGCCCTTGAATGTCCTGATCTGTCGGCAATTCCATTTGCGCCATGTCGATCATGGTCTGTGGCTGGAAATTCTCTGCAATGATCTCACCAGCCATGCGCGTCATATCGCGGGCAATGCGGACAAGTTCGGCCTGACGGTCTCGAATGCGGACGTTGCCATACTGGCTCTTGAGCTCTTGAGCGCCAAGCGTTTCATTCGGATCAGTCGCGCCGCGCATGATATCAGAGAGGCCGGTTATCTGGTAAACGTCCTCAATGAACTGACGGCGCAACTCAACGCAGCTTTGGACTGTCGTGGCAACTTCCTGAATGGGTAGCCAGACAATGGCATCCTTGAGAGAAGTCCCGCCCAATGCCGCGAAGTTCGACACAGGAACAAGCACGGCGTTGTTCGACTGGTCTTTCATTGCCCGTTCGATGGCCGTCGAAAGTTCTTCTTGACCGGCAGCATAGAAGCCCTTGAGACGCAGCCCCTCAGCAAGCGCTGAAATGCGGGCGGTCAGTTCGTTGATTTCCTCGATCTGGTCCTTGTAGTAGACAAAATCAGGGACGGGGATCAAAGAACGACGCTGCAACGTGCCATAGGCAGGGCGCGGGCAAGGGAAGAAGTCATCAAGCGTCAGGAATGGGTCTTGGATATCAAGAACCTCGTCAACGCCTTCTGTGACCCAAACAACCTTCTTGAGTTCCTTGTGCCAGATTTCCCAAACAGCGGCCTGCTTTTCGCCCTTGTGCGCCTGATCCTCCTTCTTCTTGTCCTTGAATGTCGCCTGCAAGAACACATCGCCGAAGCGCTTCAAGCCCTTTTCATGGTTTATCCATGACCTGCGGGCAACCCATTCAACCTCTTTCCATTTGCGGGCCGGGCTGTGCAGGAAGTCCTCGCGGTCAACGTGTTCGAAACAAACGCTCTCCTCTTTTTCGTCCGGCTCGAACTCATACCGGAGCCAGACAGCGCCACGAGCGGAAATGGCCAGATCATCACGCAGCGCAAGCATTGTGGAGTTGATGTCTTCAAGGTCAAACAGCGTTTCCAGATCGCGTTGCAGCAATTCGGACGCGGTGCGAGCAAGCTCCCTACGGTCTTTGTGGCGAGTGGTAACGACAGGCGCGGGCGGGCGCGAATAAATGGAAGGCTTGAGAACTTCAAGGTTCGCCCAAAACGTCTGGAACTCCCGCTCAGAGCCGCCCTTGGCCAGTGATTCAAGATCAGCATACAGCTTGTCAATGCTGTCGCACTTTTCCTGATACGTGCGAAAGAACTTGGTCGCTTCCGCAATCATGTCTAGCCACGGCTTTGCATCGCGGGAAACCTTCGGGGCTTCCTGCGCTTCGGCCTGTGTTTCTTCAATCATGGGCTACAACCTAATTCGTGTCGTGTTCCGAGGCTCAGGAGCGCCGGGAATGAATACTTGTTCGGGCCTTGCCAGCGGCTTAGGCTTCGTGTCTGTCTCTGGAATGTGCCGCCATGAAAGCGCCATGTATCGAAAAGCATCAGCCAAGTGAGAAGTCCAATCATGAACTTCTGTCGGCCTGAATGTCTTCTTTTCATCATCCCATTCGCGCCGGTATTGTTCTAGCGCTGAAATGCCTATGTCCTCAGTGCGAGGATGAAACACGCACCGCGAGAGCGTTGAACGCGCTGCCTGTATGCCATCCATCTTTGATACATTCGCCACTAGCTGCGGGTTAAGCCCGTGCTGCCTCATGGCTTCAAGGCGCTGTGGAGCGCCGGTAACAGCCCAAACCCTTTGCTTGGCATCATGCGGGACAAAATCAACACCACGCTTCCAAGGCTTTGCGTGGCAAATTTCTGCGAAATGATCGACACCAGCGCCGGATGCTGAATAGCAATCGAGAACCAAAACCTGTGTGCCGACAACCTGAAACCACCAGATTGACGTGTCGTCTCTTACGCCAATATCCCAAGCCGTATGCACCGGCCTATCCGGCTCAGGCTCAATTTCGAGGATTCGCCCTTCATTGCGAACCGCCAGCATTTCCCTTGCATAGAAAGCGCCCAAGATTGCGGCGTTGAACGAGCAAAGATATTCCTGCTCAAACTGCGCCCTGCCCAAATCCTCGCCATAGAGCGCAACATATTCGCTTAGGCTTTCTTCCAATTGCTCAGGAGACAAAGCCCCTGTGTCATGAACGTTGCTGACTTCGGCAAACCAGCGCGGGTTGTCCTTTGCCATCTGATACATGGCATAAGCATGGTTGCGCCCGCGAGGCGTCGTGATGAACGCTGCCCAACCTTGGTTTTCCTCAAGCATCGGGCGGTGATATGCCCATGCACTCGGATTAGCCAAAGCCCACTCTGAATAGGCAATGCCAGCAACGCCAGCGCCTACAGTAGCGTCAAACCTGTCTGAACCGATAATCTGCCATGTTGACCCGCATTTGAGGCGGATGAACATTTCCTGATCATTGCGCGTCTCACAAATCTCAGGCGGAAAGGCTTCATCAATGCGGCGCTTGCCTGTATGTGCATTAACCGCTGTCCACAATGCCTTTCGCCCTTGAGCGTATTCAGGAAGGCAGTGCCAATATGAACCAATGCGCTTATGAGCAAGTTCACATGTTGCGGCTAGGACGATTTCATCCTTGCCCCATCGTCTGTGCGCAATCTCAATTGCGCGGGCGTTCGGTGTGTTGACTAGGTATTCATGGAACGGGCGCTGATACCAGCGAATGCGACGTGTGAACGTTGTCACGGTTTGTTTTCGTAAATGGTCTGGAATGCGATGCCAATCGGCCCGCCTCCCTCGCCAGAAACTTGCAGCGGCAATAGCTTCGGATAGATGGTTGCCCAGAATGCCCGCTCATTCAACGGGTCTTCCTTTGCCCAATTCACAAGTCGTTCAGAACCGCCCAATGCATCAGCAGCTTCTGCAATAGCATCCTTGGCGGCTTTACCAATCTTGTTTGGGCTTCCTTTTGGACGCCCGCCTTTGTTTTTAAGGTTTCCGTCCGTTATTAAACTCATGTCGTGTAACCTTCATGCGGTTTGAGCGCTATGAAACAGCCTAATTCGCACATTTGCGATATAAGCCCGCGATTTTCTGCATTATTGAGATATTTTCTGCAAATACCCTGTTGACATGTCGCATATTTGCGATATAGTAGGGACATCAACAGAGGAGATACGGGAATGACCAAGATCAACACAGAGATTCAGTTTTGGGCGGACAAGGCGGATGCAGCACACGCTAAACTTGGCAAATTGGTCAAGCGCTATGAAAACGCGACACCTGAAAACTACCAACTGCTTCTCTCTCAAATCCATGAAGCCGAAAAAGACATTGAACTTTTTGAGGCAAAATTTGATGAATTGATGGTGGCATAAATGCTGACTTCAGAAGAAATAAAAACCCACGTTTTCAATCAGCTTTTATGGTACGCCCTTCTCGCCGAGAATGAAATGAATTTCAAAGAAGCTGAAGAATTTGCGCAAAGACACCTTGTCGATACCCTGTGTGCTTACCTTTCAAGCGCATTGTTATGCGCGGAATTAACCATCGACATGCTACCGGAAGAGATACAAAGCCGCGCTGAACGCCAAATTTACAATTGGGGTGGGCTATGACCCCCACCGAATTCACCACAGCCCATAAGCAGCTTGGCCTTAGCCGGGCTGCTTTCTGCCGTCTTATTGGTATAGCTCCGAACTCTGGAACCGCATATGCATCAGGCAGGAAACCTATTCCTTTGACTGTTGCTCTTGCTGTTGCCGCTGTTATGCGGGGCTTGAAGCCTTGGCCTGAGTGAATTGGCGGCGCTGTTATAGGCCGGTTGAACAGTCTGGAGAGGCGGGAGCGGCAAACCCTAGATGCAATTGTGCATCATAAAAACATGTCCTTTTGAAACTGATTTGCGAGGGTATGTCAATAGGGCAGAGCCGTCACAACTGTTTTCCTTAATCGGTCATACACAACTTTCATATCTTTGCCATTCCATCGGACAATGTGATGGCTGCGGGTGTTACTTTCTTTGAAGACATGCGTCGTTTGCCCAGCGCGTACCAACCGATTTATGGCGTCTACATCAATTGAATGTTCTCCATATCGCTCAGCGGCCCTCATTGAAAAGTGCTTTGCCTGAATCGCGGCTGTCTTTGGGGGCTTGCGCCTCATGCTGCCTTCCTCGCCTTTCCCCGGCTGAAATATTCTGCCAATCCGTTCAGCGCCAGACGCAAATCGCCGACCATTGATGTGAATGATTGATCGCGGACCACGCAGTAATCCAGCGCGGCAAACAGGTTGCCGTGGCTTTCATTCTGCCGTCTTTGCACTGAGGCTATGGCTTCATTCCAGCGCGTCTTGATCGCCTGCCAGCGCTTGGCTTGTTCTTCTGGCGTGTCTGTCATTGTGCCGAATGTCGAGCGCTCATATATGGCTTCGCTGCTGCCAATCTGGCGATGATAGAGATTGCGCAGTTCGAGATAGCGCAGCCCGGCTTCATATTGCTCTTCGGTCAATCCAATCGGGTCGTGCTTGTCATTGCGGTGGCGTATGCACAAGCGGCCAATGAATGATCCTGCTTTCTGGTCTTTCGCATCCTTTGGGGTAAGGCCGAATACCTTGGCACGGAGCTTGAGAGGCTCTTCGTCGGCGGGAATTTCCCTCACAGATACCGTAGGATTCTTCGCTCTGGAAATCCTGCCATTGGGTTCACGGGCGGCTTTTGACTTCTTGCGTGCCATGATGTGCCTTAGCGCCTTTCCTTGAGGGTCTGTGACAGGAATGAAATAGCAGGTCACGCATTGGCCTTCATTGCATGTTTGGCCTTCTTGCGGAGTTTTCTGGCCTTACGGACCAAATATGCTACCTCAAGTATCTTGGCTGCCTCTGATTCATATATTCTTGGGCAAGCCTTTATCACCGCGTCAATTTCTTCTTGTGAAACTTTCATGAGGCCAATGGTCCCCGAAACGCTGAAAAAACACTGTTTTCGATGGACGCCTTGCTTGTGGACACTTGAATAAAGAATTCAGTCCCGTCAATTTTTACCCAAAAGTCCCGGCTCCCCAAGCCCCCGCCAGTATCTATGTTGGTTCCCTCGTCGGCAACCGAGCGCAGCGCTGCTTCAATACGACTGCAAGTGTCAAGAAACTTCTTGGTTGGCATATCGCCACTTCCAAAATCCAATTCATCGTTGCTGAAAATCATGCTGCATTCCCTTGGCTTTCATCGTGCGCACCTTCCCAAAATCGATTGCCGGATTCCTTCAATATCGCTTCGGAGCTTTGCGTCATTTGCCATCAATGCAGTAACCTTGCGGATTGCAAAGAGCACTGTAGTATGATCCCGCCCGAAACGGCTTCCGATTTGTGGCAATGAACGCGGCGTCATCATCTTCGCCAAATACATTGCTACTTGTCTTGGCAAAACAATAGCTCGCGTCCTGCGATTTGATTTGATTTCACTGATTGTCACATTATACCAAATCGAGACTTTTTCAATGACGCGTTTGATTGTGACTGGAACCGCTGGCGATTCCGGCCTGTTTTCACCAATTTCCATGGTTGCTTGAGCGTAGCTATTGATAGCGACATGATCTCTATAGCACATGACATGCTGATCAAAGCCAAAGTCCCAATTGTCCGGTCTCATGATGCGCGCATTTGGTTTGTAAAGCGCCACACTACCCGGCTTCCATAGCCTTGCTCTTGTGGCAGCAGCAGCGCGAAGCATGGATGATGCGTCTGTGTATTGAATGGCGGTGACGTACATTATGACGCCCTCGCAACAATTTTCCCCAGCGCTTCCTTGCAAAGGGCCTGATGCTTATGCCCATCAATCGCCGCATACTTCGCAAAAAACTTCCTAGCTTCCGCTGTTCTTTCTTTCCCAGCGACCCCACTAAGAGTCAAAAATGCGTCTGCATATCCCAGATGGTCAAAGTCATAATCAACAAATGATGTATCATAGAACCTCATGTGTATCGGTTTGTCGCTCATCACGCTTCCCTCGCCTGTTGCTGTTCATATGCCCGGAGAAATGGGGTTTTGTAATTCGATGGCCTCAATTGCGTGATATTTGGCGCTTGCGAGGCCCGCTGGGCGCGTTCGGCCTCTCTGGCAACATACGCCCGCTCTAGCAGGCAATCGTCTTTCCAGCGTTCGCTATTGAGCCAAGAGGAGGCAAGCGGGATAAATTCCCGGTCACGCTCTTTCAGATTGCGCAGATACCACTTTGCGCCGTCGATGATGTCATCTGGCAAAGCGCCTTGCAGCATCAGCTTTAGATAGGTTGGCCTTGCCTTGCCGCGCCCGTCTGTGCCGCGCTGGTGCGGACGCCAGAGTGTCCAGAATGCTTCAAAGCCTTCCGGCTCTTGCTGCTGTTTCATGATTGCACCGGGGGCTTGGGGAAAGTTTCGAGCGGCATCCAACAGTCAACGCCAAACATTCTTCCGCTTTCCGGCTCTACGGCGTCAAACCCTTCAGTGAATATGCTCCTCTGGACTACTGCGACACACGGGCCAGCCACGCGCTTACGCCAAACGATAACCGGGACTCCAAGTGGACATGAACCCATAGGCAACCATTTAACGTGCATTTGCGCATCCTCCCTGTATTGTCCTGAACCCCAATCGCTCCGCTCTCTCGCGGGTGATGATTCGATGTATGCGCCATTCGGAAATTTCCTTCCGGTGGCGTTCGGATAGTTTCTGCGCAATCTCATGCGTGTTTTTGCCTTGCTTCCATAAGTGCAAGACTTGGCTTTCGAGGGGATGGCTCATGCTGCCTTGGCCTCCCTGTCTGTCCCGCTGGCAAGCCCTACAATCCAATCAATGGCGTCAACGCTGGAATGAAGCATGATGATCTTGCTGCCCTTCCATGAGGCGTTAAAGTCGGTTTGATTGGTGTTCAGTTTCTTGCCAGCGCGCATTGCCCTTGGTTTATATCCGATCCCATAAGGCGGGTTAGTCACCACAGCATCAACCTTGCCAATCTGCGGCATCACCTCAAGGCAATCGCCTTGGATCATCACACAGTCGCCGATGAACTCGATGCGCTTGGCTGCGGTTATGCTGGAAATATCAATCATGCAGCCGCCTCCCTTTCCATCCATTCAAGGTCAATTCGTATTTGACCATTGGGCATGATTGGCGGGGCCTTGGACGCGCTTATCGTCCATTTGCTGTCATCTATGCCGACAACATCGGAAACTCCGTCCAGAAGCGCCTTTGAGGCCGCAATCATGTTGTCCAAATCCCTGCGGCGATTGTCAGGCGGGAAGAACGTCACCTTGACGTGAAGAGCATCGGCATTGATCTGGCCTATGCCGTCCGCCTTCAGTTGCCATGCGGCTTGAGTTCGTGCGCTCTTCTTTGCCCGTGCAAGTATCACCCAATGCTGCCGTGCGTTCGGAGACAGCTTTGGGCTTGGGAATGGCAGAAACACAACGGCGGTAGCCATCACATCACCGCCTTGAGGTGCGAAAGCTGCCAAAACCCTATCCCGTATTTTTGCTCAATCCGGGCCAAAGCGCCCTCAGTATCGCCAGCGGATCGCATTTCTCGCTGGACCATTCGGCGCACGTAATTACTCGCTACAGCGGCGCTCATTTCTTTTTCTGTTCCCTGCATTTCATTATCAAAGTTCGATAAGGCCATTCCGATTCTCCTGTGCAATCCTGTGTTTGCGAGACGACAGGAGACAGGAAATGGGAATGGTTCGGATTGGCACTGTTGCGGCGAAAATCATCGCTGCGGCCAATGACAATCGAAAGGATGCGGGAGCGCCGCCCATGGGAGGAGGGACAAGCGGCGCTCCCTGTCAACCGGGCGGGAAAGGAGCAAACCACCCGGCGATCAGAAAGGTTTCGGCATGAGGTTTCACTGCCCGTAGTGACACGCAACCTCATGCCTATGGGCAGGCGAGAACGTGCGGCCAAAAGATCGAACGACGCGCCGGAGGATGGCATACGGTCGTTCCCTGCCCTGTGTTGGAAAGCGGCAGCATTCGCGCTGCCGTGAGTTGGCAAGCCATGGGAGGCGCTTGCGGGGTATGTCATGATTGCAACAAACCTTCTATTGGAACCCGCGTTTTGCAACCATCGTAAAAATCAGAAAAAGCGACTGGTGGGGATTCAACACCAATAGATTCAGCCCATTTTTTGGCTTGCAAACTATCGGGATACGTAAAGGCGCGATTGCATGATGCATTAGAACACTTTTCGCCAAATGCTGCGCAAAATGTCATATCACGATAGCAAAACATCACACACCTACCGGCCAATTGTCGTTGGCGTCATTGTCTTCATCGCGGCAATCAAGTGCTGCCTTTGCATCGAAATATCTTGCGGCAAGAAAGACATTGCCAATCAGGGAAAGGATAAGAATGGATGCCCAAAGCGAAGTCATGCTGCACCTGCCATCACTTCACTTGGAACCAAACGATATGCAAAGACGCCCTGCCCTAGACATTTGCGCTCGACAGTGCTGCCGCCGAATTTTGGTTTGCGGAAATCACGAATGCGGGCAGATGCCGCAGCCCAATTGTGGCCGGTCCTTGCTTCAATCTCCGAGGCCGTATGCCATTGGCCGTCAGACATGAGAGACCACACATCAAGCGCTTGGCCGTCCAGACGGATACGGTCACGCTCTGGAATGAAGGTTGTTCCGTCACGGTCTCCAAGAATTGTTGCGGTCATCTTTTCACCTTGACGGAAACGTTGCGCTTTATATCCCAACCTTCTGAAAGCGGGCCGCAATGGTCGCATTCCTTGCGCTGCACACTGTCGATCTGGACAACTTTCGTTGCCCCGCCGCACTTTGGGCATTGAGTCAAAATAGCGGTCATGATTGCACCGGCTTTGCGCTGGATGGGGATTCGACAATCTCAAAAATGTCAGGCCGTAGCTGTTCCGCTGGAATGCCTGTGACGGCCTCAACCCTGCGGACGTGTTCCGCCGGGACCGACTTCCACATCGAGATCGTGGACGGGCGCTTGCCAAGCTCATTGGCAATGCGGGTTGCCATGCCCCGGTTTGCCTTGAGAAATGATTTGAACTGTTCCATGCGGCCAATATCAGTCAAAACGAAATTTCAGTCAAGCGCAATTTTTCAGTCAGAGGCTATGGAGTGAAAAAAAGACTCGCCGGATTATTGTGACCATGGGAACACGGTCCAAAACCAATGGCGCGCCGCGTCATTTCATCAAGCAATGGCGAAAACACCGGGGCTTGAGCCAAGAGCAGCTTGCAAGCCGATTAGGCGTTGCCACGTCCACAATTTCGCAATTGGAGACAGGCAAGCAGGGCTACAGCCAAGCCACGCTTGAAGCCTTGGCCGACGCCCTCACATGTTCGCCGGCTGATTTGATTATGCGCGACCCGACATCGAAGGGGCCTATCTGGTCAATTTGGGAACAGCTTAAGCCGGAGCAACAGAAAACAGCCATTGAAATGCTGGAATTTCTTAGGAGGAACGCTGCATGATAGCCCTACCATCCTTGCCAGCGCGGGCTTATCCAACGCTGATAGCAATACTCATTTTGGCTACAGGGTGCATGACTTTGGCAGGCTGCCAATCAACCGGCCCTGCAACCCCGGAACAAATCCAAGCCATGGCTAACACCTGCCAGCAATACGGCTTCAAGACCGGGACCGCAGAGTTTGCCAACTGTGTTGCCGCCCTTGATGCAAGGCGGTTTCAGGAGGCCCAATTGGCGGCGGATCGTCGGCTTGCTGCCAGTAACGCGTTGATGGCAGCAGGAGCCGCGCAGCAGTCGAGCCGCCTCAATTGCCAAACAATCCGCGTCGGGCAAACGCTGCAAACAAACTGCTTTTGAGGCCCTGTAGATATAACCTTCCTATTCAGAGCCTCTATACCTCTTAAGAAAGAAACCCTTTCCGTATTTCAGCTTTCCGTATTTCGTATGCCAACCATGTCATAGGTGGTTATGACAGCCATGTCATAGGTCAAGGCTGTAAACGCTAACCCTTCCCGCTTGGCGGCGCACTTTCACATACATTTCATCTTCAAGTTCCTTGAGCGCCCGTGCGACTTGCCGGGGCGAAACCTCAAGGTCTTTTGCCATGGTTTTCATGGCCGGATATGTGAACGGCCTCTTGGCGCTCATGCGCAGCGCGACATAGCAGCCTGTCAGCTTGCCGTTGCGGCTCACAAACCCGTCAGACAATAGCTGGCGCATCCATGCATCGCGCCGCCTCAACCAGCGGCCAGTGTCGATTTCCGGTTTTTCCATGCCCTCTTATGGCACATCACATTTTTTCATTCAAACCGAATTTTTCGCTTGACTGACATTTTGTTTTGACTGATATTCCAATCATCACCAGCAAATCACCGGATAGGCCGGGATTGGGGATGGAGAACGGAAATGGATATTGAGAAACTCAAAACAGCAATTGAAGTGGCAAAGCTGCTTGAATGCGATGCCAAGCCATCGGCCCCCGCTGGTGGACGGGCAATTATCGTTCGGTCGCGTGATGCTGGCGTGATTTTCGGGAAGTATGCCGGGAATGATCGTGACACGGTTCATGTCACTGATGCCGTTCAGATGTGGCGCTGGAAAGCCGCAAAAGGCGGGACACTTCTCGACTGTGCCGAATATGGCGTTGATGCCACCGGCTGCAAATTTTCGTTCAGCAAGGGAAAGGTCACGGTCTTCAATGCTTGCGCAATGATCGACTGCACGGATGAGGCCGCAAAGTCGATTTCTGCGGTGAAAGGCGGCGAGTGGAAATGACCAAATTCATTGCTTTCAACGATTATGATCCAGCCAAGGATAGAGGCGGCTACGGCGACGGCTCCGGC